GTGCCAGAAGCTACTGCCCTGACCTGACCATCCTTCGCAATATTACCAAAAGATTTCATTAAGCGTCATCAATCTCTTCATATGAACAAACAGCAGATAAATCCCCTGCTGCACTTGCTTGTATCTTCAGTATGTCACCCTCAACCAAGTACAGCCCCATGTTCTTATCTATGGGTAGTAGTGAACTACCTGCTGCTACTGTAATACTTTTAGCTATGTAATAATCTGCGCCAGATCGTGTAATCCAAACCGATATATCAGCCGAATTAGTGCCATCTATGTTGGCTATAACTAACGAATTAATTTTAAGTAACTTATTTGAAGCAGCCGTTAGTAAACTTACCGCACTTGCGGCAACATCAGCATCTACTGCTGTATTAGCGTAGATACTGCTAACTGATACTACATTTGGATTTGCCATGAAAAAACTCCTTTATTATCCAAACACCATTGCCATTGCTATGGCTTTGCCTGTTGTTGCTGTGCTGTTAAGATGTGCTGCATTAACTGTTAAATCGCTAATCTGAGAAACAGTAAGGCTTGTGGCAACTGGGGCTACGTCTTGCCAGGCAGACCCATTGTAAACACGGACTTTATCTGAAGAAGTATTGAAGACTAAATCACCTTCGTTTAGACTACTTGTAGGATCAGAGCTGGCAATTCTATATTGTTCAGCAAAACTATTTACTGATGAAAGATTTGAAGCAACCGTATTTACGTTTGAAATTGAACCAGACACGTTGCTCATTGCAGTCACATTTGCAGATGTTCCTAGGGTATTCATTGCAGTTACATTTGCAGAAGTACCCAAAACATTCATGTCATTAACTACGTCTGCTGTAGCTAAAACATTCATATCAGTTACAACATCTGAAGTAGCTAAAATAGCTAAGTCAGCTACTACATCTGATGTGGCTAAGATTGCCATATCAGCTATCACAGCATCAGTTGCTAGTAATGCCATATCAGCTACTACAGCTGATGCAGACAGAGTATTTATATTTGTTTGTTCAGAACTTGTTGGAGTTGTACGCAACCAAGTTGTCGTTCCTAGGTTGAACACGAGAAGCACATTATTGGTTGTGTCGAAAAATAGCGCACCGTCTACAAGCGCATCACCATCATTATCGACTGTAGGGTTGCCACCTGATGTAGATTTTGCGCCTAAGTACCTATCGTCAAAACTATCAAGCGCAGCTTCTGCAGCAGTTTGTGCTGTTTCACTAGCGGTCTTGGCAGTCTCACTAGCAGTCTTCGCAGTTTCACTTGCTGTCTTTGCCGTTTCACTGGCAGTAGCACTTGTAGCTGCCTCACTTGCCTTGGTGGTTGCCGTAGCAGCACTTGCAGCAGCTGCTGTTTGTGACGTAGTTGCAGATGCAGCATCGACGATAAGATCATACTTTGCGCTATCTGTGTTTGTTGTCAAAGGCTGTGAGCCAGAGCTAGTATGCGCTGTATTTACCAAGAAGATATTATTAGTGCTTGTGTCTTTGACAATGTCGCGTGGATTGTACGCTGTACCACTTGCCCAGTTGCCGCGAAACGTTCCTAACTCTTGTGCGATAGATAAGTTACCAGAACTATCAAAACTAAACAGTTTATTGGCTCGATCTGTGGCAGAAACCGTAAACTCTGAATTGGATATGACGTTTGTTCGTGAGCCCTTAATAGCGCGGCTAAGTTCTTCCTCGTGTTTCTGTGACATGAATACAAGCTTGTCTAAAGCTGCTTCTAAACTCTCAGCGTCAAAAGGATCGTTAGCAACCAGGTCAAGACCCTGTGTAAGAGGCTGAGAGCGCAAAATCACAACAGTAACACCAGAAGCTGGAGCTGATCCAAACACTACATTACCGCCAGATGCAGCTGCTACCCCAGTGACTGTGTAGTGTGTCGTTATGGTTTGTACAGTTTCCGTTCCATCAGCCGCCCTCAGGATGACAACAACATCTGACTGATCAAAAATTTTAAACGTGTATGCAAACGTAGTAAGTGAGCCATTTGCCGAATAGCTTACTTTGTTTGTGGAGCTACTAACTGTCATCTATTTTCTCGCTTTCGTCTTTGTTCTTCTTTTAGTCGTTGCATTTGAACGTCCTCGTAAGCTTGCTTTAAATTTTCAAATCGCAAGTTGCCCTCACTGTCAGTCTCTTGAAAAAGATCTTGAATTGATGCGTCATAAAACATCGCTTGTAGTTTTCTTATTTTGTCTATTTTTCCAGCGTTGCTTACTGCTTTATAGTTGCTAGAGAAATCTGTCAGGTTAGCCCCTTCATCTGTTTTTACTTTACCAGTTGTTAGCATTGTGAGCGCCTCTCGAAAGCTTAGAAATGAATTGCCAAGCATTGGTACTGGCATTCGTTTTTCGTTTTTAGCTATGCGTGTCCAATCGGATTGCGCTCCAAAAGTAAGCGGTATGCCAGTTAATTCTTCTTTGTTTGACAGAGGCCATTTTCCTGTTTCGCCATACAACATAATGAGCTCTGCTTCAGATGCAGATGGCTCCACTCCTGGCTCAATCCGTATACCAAGAATTCTGTTTCTAATTGCTGCAATTGGATTGTTTGCAATAGACAAAGAGGTTGACTGTATTTCCTGGCCTAGAGTGTCATAAAGAATTGCATTTGTGTCATATTGATTGGCAAACGCACTATCCATTTTTGAGTATGAATAGACTGATGATAATAACTTATCTAAGCTTGAATCTTTTACAGTGCCAATTTTATCTACATCTTTTGGCTCACCTGTTGGCGTAGTACCATACACATATTTACCGTCTTTATCTTTTCTGTAACGTTCTTCTTTTGTGTAATATTCAACATCTTTACGAGGTTTTACAACGTTAGGGTCACCACCAAACACGCCTAAATCATACAGACCACGTTGCAATCCACTTAATGGATTTGGAACATATGGATAAGCTGCATTTTGTGGATACGATCTTAGTAGATTTTCTAAACCCTCACCTCGCATTGTATCTGCAATGTCAGCAATGCCTTTAAGCATTGGTAGTTCAGACATATAGTCAGCAGCTGCACCAGAAATCAGTGCTGCATGGTCGATTAGTATTTTTTTATAATTATCGCCGGGTGGCAGTTCTGATGCTTTTTGTGCGTAGTCAGCAGACAAACCAATAATAGCGCCAATTGGCTCAAACCCACCGTATGAAATATAATTTAGTGGGCCGTTTGGCCTACCGTATTGATCAAACAAAGGCATGTCTTCTGGAAAACCCTCGCCTCTTACAACAAAGCTGTATGGTTGCCATCCTGGTGGTAGAGCCTCTCTAGCTGCTTTGTTACGTGGCCTTGATCCTGTTATTCTTCCCTCAACTGCTTGCTGAGAAAAGTAATACATCACTGCTGAACTCATCGTAGCACGGCCAGCAGCCAACTGTCTTTCTCTTGCAGATTTACCACCACCAGCAAATTCTGGTGCTACTGTTTTATAAAACCCAAGTGGTGAATTTTCTAGCACACGAAACATGGAGTTTGTTGGCGCTGTGGCAAATGGTAAAACAAACCGACCAAGAAAGTTATTTTGTATTGCTCCAGTAAGCTTGCCTAGTTTGCCGAGGTCAGACTGCATGGTGTCATACAGTGCTCTTTCTTCAACAACTTCATCTACAGCTTTAGGATCAAGCAACAACATGCCAGCTTCAGCTAGTGCTTCTTCATCTGTTTTGCCTTGCATTATAAGATCGCCATATCTGCGACTTACAGCTGTGTAGAGCTCACCTCTAGAAGACATTACCTTAAAAAATTCATCAGCGCCTAATAGCAAGCGAAACGGCAAGCGCACACCTTTGCCAGCATAACTCAAAGATTTTGCAAAAAACCCTTCTTCTGCCTGACCAACAGGATTATAGATTTCTAGATCGTATCGGTTTTTACCACCGCTTGGACTTTCAGTTCTAAACGCTAATGCACCAGCGCTAAGTGCATCACCAAAACTATCATACCAGCCTTTCATTCGCAGTGACGCATCACGCATGTATACTTGATCTGGATCAACCGTTATGCCGCGAATAGCAGCTTGCTTTCTAACTGCCGCACCAAGCGCACCAGCTAAATACTCAGACGGTATTTGATACAGCATGTACGACCCAGTACCTAAAATGTTTTTTAACTGCGTTGCTGGGTTAGACAACAAACCTGTCATGTATGCCTGGTGAATAACTTCTTTGGTTTTTGCGTAGTAAGCTTTTAACGAAAACCTATTTATACCACCTATCGGATCTTCGCTTTCAGCAAGCAAACCAAAACGCTCTACAAGCTCTAGTGCTGTTTCTTTGCCGCCACTTTCTTGCAGTATGCGATCTGCATTTCTTGCCAAGAATAATGCACTGTCTTCACCACCTACATCCACATTAAATATGTTAAAAGTTCTGGCGGCTTCTGTTTGGTTACCTTTGCTTTGTAACTGAATACCAGCTTGTATTGTGAGCAATCTACGAAACTCAAACAAATCTTCAGCTGACACTTCAACCTCATTTGCCTTGTTTGTTGTTATTCTTTTGTAAATTTCAAGCATACGCTCTGTATTAAGGACAAGTAGCTGTCTGGCAGCTAATGTTTTTGCCGCATTGAAAGAGCCATCACCTATTTTTCTAGATAGTAATTCCTTAGTAAAACCTAACTCGTCTTCTGCTAATATTTTAGCTGCTTCTTGAATTGTTTGTTTTTGTGTAATCACGCCTCTTTTTTGCAATTCAATTTCATCAGCAAAATCTTCTGATAAAACTGCTATCGCCTCGTGTACGTCTTCGCCTGTGAGCAGTCTTGCAGTGTTGAAATCACCGCCATTTTTAATATCTTTTAGATCTGTCTTCATTGCTTCTAGACGTTCTAGAACTGACTTTGTTCTATCGCCATCAAGCAAGTTATCAGGCCGTACACCAGCATTCTTTTGCTGTTTTGTAATTACGGTCTTTGCTTTCTTTGTTACGTTCTCCGCTACTTTTTCTGCATTAGCAGCTTCTTCCGTTGCAAACTGTTTTGCATCATCTAGAATTTTTTGATCTGGCACTGGAAATGCCTGATACCCACGCTTTTTAAATTCTGCTAATGACTCTGGATCCTCAAGCACATCAGGCGCAACTTGCCTCTGTACTCTTTTGTAAGAATACAAAGGACTTGATGCTTCAGCTAATGGTGTTTCAGATCCTGTGGGTGGACGCCCTACTGGTACGTCCGTTATGTTTTTTTGTGCAGCATCTGGATTAACAGGCTGATCTGGAACCTTAACTGGATTAGGAAGTTTGTTTGTAAGACCAATTATTTTGCCAAGTGCAGCAACTTGTTGATTTTGCGATGGATCCGTAGCAAACTCTGTAGGCGAGCCAGCAGCATCGATCTCTGCACGTTGTGTTTGCTCTTCAGCTAAGTCTAGTGGATTTACTGCCATGATGCCTCACGCAAAAAAGGCCGCATAAGCGACCTATAAGTAGTTTTAAATTTTATATTAAGGTTCAGTAGGTGGTGTTATTCCTGATCTGAACTCTGCATTGATTTCTGAGTTTTCTTTGAAACCGTATTTGATTTGGTATTCTGAGTCGATTGTATCGATCCTTGGGGAGAGTTCTGTGATGACATCACGAACTTTCCGTTGAATATCGGATCGTCCTTCTTCGCCCAGCTGCGAGATATAACCTTCACCATTTTTATTTACACTCCAATCGTTACCAGCATAACCGTTTTGACTTGCAAAATATTTAACGTTTGCTTCTGCATCACCTAAATCTAGCTCCTCAAGAGCTTGATCAACTAACTTTATAAACTCTTTATTATCAAAATCAAGATAATCAAAGTTTAAAATTCTAACACCGCTCGTTGTACCAATTGGATTATATTCGCCATGACCAGACAATTTAGATAATATTTGTGCAAATTGTGCTGTTTCTTCTTCACTAAAATTTCTGCCTATATCCACTTGGATACCGTTTGCATCTTTTTTAGCTGGGTTAAAAAAAGGTCTATGAAAACCTACACCGTCTTGCTTCATAAGTATACCGCGCACAGCAGCGTAAGCATTAACTAACTCAAGAGCGGCTGGTTCAACAGCACCATATTTTGGCCCTTTGTATTGTTTTGGTACGGCTAATTCAGTTTGTGTGCCAGGACTTACTTTGCCCTCAAAATATCCTGGCGCTTCAAAATCACCTGGTGACGGTATGCCAAGACGTTGGGCAACTATATCATTGCCATTGTCATCAAGAAAAGCTTTTGAAATATCTACGTGATATTGCTGCTGTACTTCATAAGGCGCATCAAACATTTCTAACATGTGACCGCTTGTTGAACCTGGTATACTTTCCCAGCTTATCTGCATTTTGTTTTTTTCTAATGCGTCAGCGTAATCAAATTTTGCCCTGTCTACAGATATACCTTCGTCATCGGCTTTTGCTTTGACCCATATAGCAGCTTGTACTTGTTGCGGCTCCCAGCCAAGGTCATCAGCAATCCTGTTAACTTCGTTTTCTACAAACGTATATTGTTGGTCAGTTGGGTTATCAGTTCCATAACCAAAAGCTCGCAACATCCAAATATCAACTGTAACAGGCTGATCTAATGTTGGATCTATTTCGCGCATAAGATTTACATAAAAACTATTAGTTTTACGGCCTTCCCACGGAGTGCCGTAAAACATGTCAGTAAGTCTTTTATTCATCGCCTGTGGAAAACGCCCAGTAGAAATTGGCTGACCAGCTTTGTTTTGCAAATAAGCTTGTAACGCAAAATCAAAATTTGCGCCAACAGGTGTGCCAGATGATGTTATTGCAATCGCTTGCGCTATTTTCTCTGCTTCAACCTTGTCACCACCCACAGCATCTAGAATAGCTTTTCCTGATCGCTCATACCAGAAACGACCTGGAGATCCTTCTTGAGTTAAGTCAGCTACTTTTCTTCGCAATGCTGCTAATTTTTGTGGCGTGTCTAAACCAGGTGGCCCACCAACATATCTACCAGTAGTTGCCTCTCTTCTTATTTTTGCTTGATCAAAAAGCTGGATGGCTTTGTTTATTTCATCTCCAACATTTCCACCTAAAGACCCAACAGTGGGCATTTTACCAGGCTGGTTAAGTCGTTCACCAACATTAGACAGACCAGCTCTTAGTGTCGGAATGCTTTTCTTAATTGCTTTGCCGACAAGCATACCAACGCCAGTAGCCTCTGCTATGCCAGCCAGTACAAGTAATGCACCGAATGATCGATCTGCTACGCTATTACTGTTAATGCCTTGTTTAAATAATCGAGCACCCTCTTGGATATCCATAACGCCAGCTGTTACAAAATCACCTACCCCGATACCAAATGTTGTTTCGTCACCAAAAAACATGCCAGACAATGATTTAGACTCGTTGGCTATTCGTGGTCTTTCAGCTTGCAGCTCTAACTGTATTTGATCTTGTGTAAAACCTTGTGCTTGCAAATCTTCTGCTAGGCTATCTTCTGCAAGCTCGATAAGGTACTGCGTAAGTTCTACTCTGCCATTTTCTCGTATTGTCGGATCGTACTCACCTATAAACGACCCACCGTTGCGTAGTCTGTCTTCGATCTCTTGCGTAGATAAAACCATCGGCTCTACATCTGCGCCAATGCCTATCGCCTTAATTGTGTTTTCATCGTAGCCAGCTGCAAGCATATCGTCAGCTGTCACCTGGCCTTGGTTTGTTTTTACAGTGTCGGCATACTCCATTGCGCTTTCTATAGACGCACCTGGCGTTTCCATAGACTGATCTGTGTTCTCTTGCATCATTGGCTGTTCTGGTGCAGCCGTTTCTAGATTTGCCACCAAACTTTCAGACGGTTGTTCAGAAACTAATTCTTCATCACCGACCTTAATGTACCCACCGTTTTCCATTTGAGCCAACACATCATTTCTATTTGTGTTCGGGTTATAGCGTCTGCGAGAATGCGTAAAACTTTGCATACCTAAATTAGCTTGCTTGATCTCAAACGCATCAATGTACTTGCCCATTTCATCGTCAACGCTGTAATTATTCAGATCGCTCATTCAAAAAACCCTCTGACAATAAACGTGTTTAATCTGCCTTGATATTGATAATATAAACCAGCAACTAAATTTTGATCTTCTGCTGATAAACTAAGTAACCTATCCTCTAAATCTTTTCCTGGATCTGTACTTGTAGCTGAAATAGAACCACGAAACTTTTCGTTTGCGTTTATTTCTTCTAAAAAGTTACCAAACAACGGAAGCAAAGCTCTCTTAACATTTTCTTTTTCCACCGCAATAAGTTTATCAGCTTGTTTAACAATAGAATTATAATCTGTAAGCTTGCTATCTTCTTTAAAAACATCTCGTAACAACTGCGCTTTTACAGCATTTGTACTTTGCATTGACACACGCTCTACGTTCGTCAGTTCGTCTTTATCAGGCATGTTTAATTCAAATTTTACATAATTCATTACTAAATTAAATGCGTCTTTTGTTTCTGCGTCTTGATCTGTACCAATCTTTTCTAAGTCAGCAGCAAATTTAATGTAAGTCTCTCGCGTCAAACGATGTATATTGGCTTCTAAATATTCCGTATCTTCATCGTCAGCGATAACTTTTTTGCTTAAAAGATCTACAACACGCGGATCATCTTGTGTTGAGAAAATACTGTCTTGCTGTAGTATTTTGCTTTCTAGATCTGCTTGTTCAGTTATCGTCAGCTGATTGTTTAAAGTTAAAAAATCAAGCAACAAATCTTGAAACTCATTTCCACCGATATTGCCTCTACTGTCAGCTTCGGCTTCTAGTTTCTTCATAAAAGGAACTGTAAAAATTAAACCATATTTTCCTTTAAGCTCTTCAATGTTTTGGTTTCTGTCTAAAGAAAGATCTGCTGAGAAAGCTAAAAGTTTTAAATTCTTAAATTGGTTAGAAGTTAATTCACTTTGTTTATTTAATTGTTTTGTTAATCTTGCATCAAATTTATTTGCTTTTGTCATTGTTGTTGCCAATGCATCTCTGGCTTCAGACCTATTTACGCTTCCTAAAACAATCTTTGTCCAATCAGAATTTGGCAGATTTATCGCTGCTAGTTCTTGATCTCGTTCTATAAGTTTTGCTTTGCCCTCAAACGTTTCGTCCGTAACACCAGCATACTTATCCAAGACATCTAAATAATTTTTTAGGTTGTATACTAAATTGGGATCGTTACCAGCATAGGCTGTAACAAGATTTTTCATTATATCGTTTACGGTATCCCTACCAAGCGCATCTATAAGCTCTGGAGCCATATAGCCTGATTTAACAGATTGGTTAAGCATCGCTCCTATCTCAGATGACTCTTCGTTGAATAACGTAAAATCTACATTTGGATTAGAATACTTATCTATGTATTGTTGGTTTCGTGATTGAACTGCTGCTTTTGCTCGCGTTTCTATTGCTGTGTCTAGCCTATCTTTTAACTGAAACCGTAAAGATATTTCGTTTTGTGTAAATTGTTGATCAAAGTATGCAAGCTCTGCATCTGTTTGCGTAACCTTACTACGCATTTCAGATTTTATTTTCTTAACCTCATCAAACCAGCGACCAGTTTTGTTATCCATATTGATAATATCAAACGGATTTTTATCGGCCTCTAATCGATCAACAAGCAATAACAGACCTTCTTTTGCACCGAATATCGCCTCGTTACGCTTTGTTTCATTAATCATTTTCTGACGTTGAACAGCGTATTCGTTTACTTGTTCTAACGCAGCATTAAAGACATTTGCTTTAGCCTCAATTGCATTAACCATAGGTGCGGCTCGCATTCTAGCAGTCATAGGTCTGCCAGGTGCTTCCGTAGTCATTTGCACATTTGATCTGTAACGCGGTATTCTCATGTTATGCTATTCCAAATGCTGCGCGGTTTTCGTATCCAAATCGAGCCGCTTGACCAAAACTTTGTATCATACTTGCAGTACCAGCAGACTTAGCAGCAGCTGCATTGTAGCCACCTTCCATACGCGATAATTCAGCCCTTAGTCGTGCATCTTCTTTTGCGTCTTCCATTTGCATGATGCGATTTGAAACGTTAAAATCTTCTTTTGCTTGAGCGACCTCGAACTCTCTGGCAAACTGTCGTGATACGCGCATAGGCGTACCGCTTCCAATAGCAATACCAGCGCCAGCGTATTGGTTTACAACAGTGCCAAGAACTTCAGTACTAAATCGGTATCGAGCTTCTTGTTCGTCTAATGCTCTCACACGCCTAGTTACTTCAATCTGCTTATCAATAAGCCCGATATTGCGCTCTTCCATTTTAGCGTTGAATTCACCAACTGCCCTATGTGCAGCGGCTGCATCATCACCAGCTTTTTTTTGTCTAATACCGCTAGATATGCCTAAAGCTAATGTTGCTAATTGAAAAAACATTTATAACCTATACATCGTAAGTGTTCATGCGCGGATAAAGCGCAAGTACTGTGATCGGGAGTGGCTGTGTTTGGCGTACATAAATGCGGTCACCTTCTTCAAAACCACCTGGGAATTCTATATCTTTGTCACCAGTAAACAGCGGTACGGCTGCATTCATATCCATGCTGCTGTCTCTAAAAAATATTCTATCTGCGTTATTTTCATCAGTGCCGACTTCTGCACCGACAGTTTCATGCAATCGGATCGTTACATCGTGTATGCGTTTTGGTTTGCCCTGACTTGTGCCATCGCTCGATCCAGCCTCGATGCGGAGCGTTTGCATTTCGCTGGTGTATCCTAGCCCTACCGCACCACTGGTAATTGCAAAATTAAGACTGATCCCACCACTTGTGGCTGTTTGAGCGCTATGGGTTGCACCATTTGCCAAAACACTAACGCTTTGTCCTTCCAGGTGATAGAGCCCTGAGAGGCTTGATACAGAGCTTCCAGAGTATGCCAGCCCACTATCTACAAAGAATGCTGCAGTCGTATCATTACCGAAATCAAAGGTTTTCATCACCTCAACATATTGCTTTGTCTGTCCGTTGATCGTTCTTTTGACAATCATGTACAGCTCATCCTCACCGCTATCTGTTGGCAGGGAGATAATGCTTTCTACTCGCGCCTGACCAGTTCCAAACACACCGCCCAACACATGCTTGTGCCATGCAACAATTTCTTCTTCGCGTCTGTATGTCAGACCCAACAATGTACCGTCATCTCTGCGCGCCCATACGATGCTTTCTGGCTCTTGCTGAAACGCAAATTCTTTAATGCCACCCTCGGTTAAATGCTCGGCTAATACCGTTATGTCAGGCGCTGTGTAGCCGCCTACGTCCACTTCACCGACATATCTAAATTCACGTACCTTACGCGCTCCACGTTGTGCAAAGAGCGTTACATCTGCCACCTGGACAACTTCAGCATTAATGCATCCGTAGTTGCTGTATTTACGAATAACCGTAGACGTTGGTGTTACTGGGCTACCGTTTGTTGTTGTAAGCACATACTCGCCACCAGATGTACCAATATTAAGGATCCTGGTAGCAGATAGATACCTGATGGCGTTTACTTTATTTGATGCAATCGTGTAGATCAGTGCATCATTATCGCCAGTGCCAGTGGTAAAATCTAAGTATTGTGCGTTTTTAGAAAACCACAATGTCTGTGGATTGGTATTACTTGCTGCGAATACCAGGCGCTGTTCAAAGAATGTGACGACGCTAGGATAATTGTTTGACCCTACAATGCTAGGCGTTGTGTTTTCTGTAAATGTGGGTATCGCAAACGCCCACGCATTATGATCTGTACGTGTAAGTGTTCTTACTGCATGAGATGGATGCACCAAGTACATTACATCAGCAGACTGAGCAAACCTTACATCGTTTATCTGCGCGGATGTGTAAGGCGTTGCAACCTCGTATATCTTATCAACAACGACACCAGATCCGCTGTATGTGCTAAAATTTGTTGTATTAAGTGCAACACCGAACAAGTCAGTGAGCTCAAATGTATTCGTTGTTTTATTTGCAATTTTATAGTTACGAGAGGCCAGCTGTGTCATGCCACCGCCAGTATTCACCAGCGCTATTTCATCTCCATCACTGTAGCCATGACTGCTTGCTGTAAACACGCCAGCACTTGCTTTTGTAATCGCAGTGATAGCCTTAGAACTTCCCACGAGGATTTGCAGACCATTGCGATAGATCCGCATGTACTGTTCGCCAAACTCAAGCGCATAAGTATCAGACGTTTTGAACTGAAACGGTATGAGCCTGGTGACATTTGCACTTGCTTTGACCTCACCTAAAAACTGTGTGCCAGGTCTTCTCGTTACACCGCCATGAGGTTGGACAATCATATTGGTTAGGTTCGCCAGACCCTCACGGTATTTCTCAATGGTTACACGACCCTCTAAGCGTGGAGATATTTCCCCGGCTGTGAAGGTGGATAGAGCTGGTGCAGATCGCGCCATTTACAATCTCGCTTGTAGAAAGTCGCTTGCCTCGATTTTTTGAGGCGCTCCTTCAGTCGCATCAACAAACTTAGCATTTTTTAATTTATCAGAGTATTCAGCTGCCATGATTTGTTTCACGGTATTTGATCCAGTAATTGCGTAGGCAAGTTCAAATGCCAGGGCTGCTGCAAGTGACTCAATAAGACCAGCGTCATATTTTTGCGGATCTGTTACACGCCCTATATATCTTATTTTTGCGATTGCTTCATCTGTTATAAGCTTACGATCCTCGATCACAAAAGCTGGTTGCCCAGAGTTAGAGGTCATATTGTCATAAGGATAGGTAAGTGTGCCGTTAGAGAATTCTAGAACACGCAGACAGAACGGATCTGTCGGCAATGTAAATTGATAGGTATAGCCATAATCTGGTGTATCGCTTTCTCGCGGTAGCTCTATACGCTTGACCAAACAGTTCCAGGGATGCTGTCGAAACACCATATCACGAACTGAATTATATCTTTGGTTGACCAATCGCGCTGGCTTACTGTTTTCATCAAACGCACTAATGTTATTAGCGCCCAGCGAATTCAACGCATAGTTTGCAATATCAACCGTACTAGTCATTTCAATATCCCATAAGAAAAGAAGGGCGCTTTCACGCCCCTCTTAATTAATCAACCACGTATTTAATGGTTACTTCGATTGTGCCAGTTGCAGCACCGCCAGCCAAAGTAACTGTAACAACGACACCATTACCGTCAGTGTCGGTTTCTGTTCCAGAACCTAGAGCTAAAGTAGCAATAATATCTACTTTTTGCGCTGATGTTGACGCAGCGGCTGCTTTATATGCGGCTGCTGATGCGCTTACGGCTGTACCAGCTGCATTTGTGTGTGCAG